GCAGTATAACTGAATGTTTTATCCTGGACAGCATTACCAGCATTAAGAAACTTAATATTAAAACCAGTACCTGAAATACTTGTAATTTCAAACCTGTCTGTTCCACCAAGATCGTTTGCAGTGATACCAATACTTGGTAATTGTGTACCTGCCCCGACACTTGTACCAGCCTGCCCTGTAAAGAATGTCTGATCAAATGTAATATCAAGGCCAGATGATGATGTACCTGAAGATATATTTGATCTCTGCTCTGTTCTTCTTTCCAGTTCTGCTGTATATCCAAGCTGATCTATTTCTATTGATTGTGCAGGGTCATCTGAATCCATTTCACATCTGAATTTAAAACCACGGCCTACATAAGTACCGTTTACAAAAGGATTAAATCTTGAAAAGTTTGCTCCATAAGTACAAGATGTACCACTTGATATTGTTGCACTTGTTGAAGAGGTAACTGTAAATGTCGAAGAACTAGGAACAGAAACAATTTCATAATTACCATCTGTGGCAGATCCAGCGGTAAAATCTATAACAACAAAATCACCAACAGAATATCCATGTGAGGACTTTGTGATTGTAATTGTAGTGCCACTCTGTTCGTAGGTGGCTGAAACCGAGGTGTCAGGGTCAATGTCAGTTGTGGCCACTAATAATGATGCCCCAACATCAAATGCAGTAGCACCGTCAAAATCTGTCCAGGTATCAATATTTGCTGATCTTTTATCTATCAGATCATTTGGATAAAAACCTTGCGTCACAAAATGTCTGCGTAATCTCAACGGTTGTTTACCACCTAAATCAAGAGTATTTGCAAATTCATAAGAACCACCTGTAATATCAACAGCACCGATAAAATCAAAATCAGCAATACTATCAAAGTCTGGCTCATCATCCAGTGTTACAAGTGAACCAAGAACAAGACCATTTACATCATCAGAAAAGAAACAATCTACTTTCGCCCCAGCAAAAGGTGGACTGTCTGTGTCTTCTCTATCTGTAAAAACTGTTAACTTTGGTAAAGGGTCAGGACTTGTTACTAAAACTGATGTTTCACCTTCACTAAGCCTGCCACCATCATCTCTGAATTTTAGTATATATTCTCCCTCTACAATATTTGGAACAATCGTTTCGTTGATAGACCCTGGAAGAGCAGGGATTACGTCAACGGCATTGGTAAAAGTACCAGTGCCATCAGTAAGGTTTGACGATCTGACTACCACGTTGCCTCCATGTACCACATCAACATCTGTAGATTTATCAAAACGTAATCTCACAAATTGATCTGATATCGGTTCTATCCGTAAGTTCTGAACATCTGCTGGCCTTGCAGTTTTACCAACTGTTGTAAATGAAGTTGTTGTCGGTGTGATGCTTGGTTTTCCTAATGCGTTATAACTGAACACTCTGATCTCATAAGTTCCATTTTTTGTCTCAAAAATAGTAAAGTCTGGCCTTGTAATTCTTTCTGATATGAAGTTTTCATTCTGAAATCTATATTGCACCATGTATTCAGTGACACCAGCTACAGGCTGCCATTGGATAAACAGTTTTGATACGGCACGGTTATTGAGTACAACAATCTGCTCTGACCCCTGCAAGTTACTTGGAGAAGGTTTTATTGATGTAAGTGTTGTGATTGTTCTTGCTGCCAGTGCCGTGCCATCTTCGACATTTGCATATTTAGATGAATTATGAGCAACGGCTGTGATCTGATATGCAAGCTGATCAACCTCTGTAACACCAATCACTCTGAAGGTTTGAAGCTGCACCGTTGTATTTTCTATTACCCAGACGCTGTTGGATGGTGGTGTTGATGAAAAGGCAGAAGATACTGTTATTGTTGTTCCTGATATTGTGTCTATTGTTTTTGTTTCAAGTGTGCCATCTGCAAGTATTACCGATAATGTTGCAGAGTCTGTTGTTGCTAAATCTGTATTGTTTTCATCATCTACAATTATCTGTGTTGTAGATACTCCTGTTTTTATACGACCACCTCTTCTAACCCCTGCCCTTAATGGATCAGAAATATTTATCACAGCTCCTGGTCTTACCAAAGTACCTGATTCAAGAGTGGTCGTGAAGTTTACAATTTCAGCCTCATTTGATTGTGTATATAGAAACCATTTCCCAAGACGAGAAGCCATTCCTCTTGATGTGGTGGCAAAACCTCTTAAATTTTTTGTAACGACCCCATATTTTGTCTGTAATGCGGTATCTTCTACAGTTTCATATTCAATCTGCTGAGTTTCATTATCAAAATAAGCAACATTAACAACAGTTATTTTTGAATTTTTTGCTGAATTACTATAAGAAAACCCCTGTTCTGTTACGTTTGACAGGTTAAACAAATAACTTGGATCTGTTGGTCTGTCCTGTGTGATTGATATTGTGCCAGCCGAATAGAAAGGCATGACACGCATCACAGAACATAAATCATTGATCAGATCGTATGCCTGTTTCTGATTTTGGATAACAACATTACAAGAAAACCGTGGTTCTGTTCCTCCAAGTCCATCATCAACCTGTTCTGCACAATAAACAGAAGCGGAATAAAAACTAAAAACATCTAACTGTGTTGTATCTATCTGATCACCAAAACCTTTTGATGTTGTTAACAAATCATAAAGAATCCAAGCTGGATCATTTGTCCATTCCTTATCTGTTTTGAATGTACCATTGAAAGTTCCAGAGTATGAGATTGAGCCATCAGATTGAACCGTTCCATTATGTGGGATTTTTATTTTTGTTCCACGAACTTTGTACATCCGTTTTGGGATGGATGGAAACGTCTGAGCATCAAACCTTATGGAAACATGAGCCGAATTTGCATAAGCTCTCTGTTCATTGATTATTTCTGTAAAAGATGACCAAATTGATGAGTTTTGCAAGGTTGATTCTGTGCTGTCATCAGTTGTTCTGTTTACTCTGATCGTTACAGGAAAAGAAGTACCAGATGCAAAATTAATTTTATAATCTCTGAAATATGTGCTTGCAGTTCTTCCTTTTACAGTATCTGTTATAACAGTTGTTGTAGTGCCATCATTTTCAATGGTTTGAATATTTATGGCAACCTCCGCACCATTTATATCACCATCATCTTCAAACTTTTGCAGGGAAGGAAAGCCAAGAGTTACCCTGACGGCATTGACAGAAGTATTTGTTATAGATCTTGATACAGGACTTGCTTTAGTAACGGCAACACCGACAGCATTTTCTGTTTCTATTTCAGAAATGCCCTGTATTGCAGTTTGATCTGAAGTACCAAATCTTGGTTCAAAAGATACATTAGGAAAGTTAAAATCAGTATCTGCTGGACTTGTATTGCTTGCTGAAGATTGTAAAACTTGAGTGCCGTTCAGAAATACATCTTTCAAAGCTGCGTTGTTATATGCAGTTGTTCCCTTAGTAAGACCAGCAGCACTTGGAAAACCCTCAATCTCACCTTCTCCAAGTAGTTCAACTAATGTCTGAAATTGTTTTGAAGCAAGAACATCATCTGTAACTGCTGGATCAGTAAGCCTTGTATTTTCATCAAAAGCTGGAATTGTCATTATGTAGTTCCCTCCACCTGTACCGTATCAACTCCAGAACTGATTACAACTGAGCCAGTAAAAACTTCTCCATATATTATGCTGACACTGACACCACTGACACTGACGTTCTGGATGCCCGAAAACGAATATGAGTTTGCCATTTGTGGGTCAGTATCTCCTACAGGACTTGGCCCTTCTACAACCGCAGGAGTTGGAGCTAATAAAGAAGTAATCCCACCTATTGCCAGATCCGTGACAACAGCCGTTGCGATACTACCAACCACTGGGATAGCAGAAACAGCAGTGGCAGCGGCAACCGCAGCACCAGCGACTGTTGTGGCAGCACCAACCGCAGCAGAAGCAACCGCAGCACCAGTACTGAATATAGCCCCAACAACAGGTGCAAAAAATCCTGATCCTGTTGCGATGGGTATAATCTGAATATCGCCTTTTCCACTCATAGATAAAAAATCAAGAGAAACATCCATGTTGTTCATTTTTACTTTGTAATATTGCTGACTCATATGTGCCTCTACTTCTGGAAAATTACACATCAAAAAACGAATCGCCTCTGCTGGACTTGATACTGCTGCTTCAAAATATGATGAACCAAGAAATTTTCTTAATCTTCCATATACTTTTATTGTTTTAAGCTGCATACCTGTAAACCTTTTTAGTGGCTTGTATATATTTTAAATCATATATCTCTCTACAACTTAGTTGTTTTATATTATGGTGAAATATTGTCTGATCTCCAATATATAAAGCTACATGATTAAGTTTGTCATAAATTCCTTCCATCAATAAAATATCATTTATTTGAATATCATTATCTACTTTTTTAAAACCAGATTCAGTTAATACTTTTTCAAAATAGGGATTATTTGCAAACTCTTTCAAGTTTTTAGGTCTTGGCCAAAATTTTAACTTTATTTGTTTTTTTTCTAAAAAATAATCTGTAATTAAACTCCAACAATCGTGTTTTCCCCAAATCCATGTTCTACCGATCAGTGATGGTGCTTTCCATCCACTTGGTTCAAAAGAACACCATTCTTTCATTCTCACGCTATAAATATGAGAAGGTAAATCTAAATATTCACAGCTTGCTTTGTCATTATCAGATGGTTGTGGTGGATCATAAGGATGAGAATGAACAATCCCGATTATTTCTCCTGTATCTTCACATTCTGCCCAATCGTCAGGGTCAATAATAAAATATTCAAACCCAGATTCTGCAATGTTTTTACAAGGCCAGTAAGTTTCTTTTCCTTTTATAACTGCCAGCAGGCCACATGATTCTTTTGGCATACATTCTTCAGCGTGTTTTGCAGCATCAGTTTTCCAGGTCATGCGTTTACAAAAGTACCTACACCTGGAAAATCTTTTCTTGTGACTTGACGTTTTGGCGCACGGACTCCTTGCAAATCTAAAGCAGAAACAAGTTCAAACTGTACAATTTCTCTATTTTCTACAATTTTTCTATTTATGAAATAAATTTCCTGTGGCAGTTCTGCTGTGCTGTCTGGTGTGCCAAAAGGATTTTGATTTGATGGGAAGTTTGCAGCGTCTAAAAACTGGCTGAGAGTGCGTATGCGTACAAATTTTGCTCCCTGAAGATCATTGAATGGTGTTGTGGCATTTACTGTTGCCATCAATGCTGTAATAGTTCCAAGTACATTTGAAACTGTTATGGTCGGTCTTGGAAGCGACCCACGGCCAGAATATTCAAACCCTTCTGCTTGTATTGGAAATTTATCGTAAGTATTACCCTGCCATATTATTGAGGCATTACTGTTCATGCCAACACCAGAATGAAACCTAGTGACATCTGTAGAACCATGTAATGCAGATACCAAAGTCAGTGTATAAAGTTCAATGACAGATTTGTTTGTCAGTGCCTGAAGTTCTGCTGTAGGTAATCCCATTTACGGTTCAAATACCTCCCTGAAAGTGCAATTTAGTATTGCTCTGTTGTTATATGGTATGGTTTTTGTCCATGATTGGCAGACAAATTTACCAGCCCCTGATAATGTGACCGATACATTACCACTATTTGTTGCAGAAGAAGCTGCCGTGACCGTGAATGTATTGTCATCAGCAGTTGTGGCGATTGCAAAATCACCATCGGTTGCAGACCCTGAAGTGTAGTCAATAGTCACAACATCACCGATGGCAAGTCCATGATCACTTATGGTTATGGTGACAGTAGTTCCGCTTTGGCTATATGTACCTGTTTTTGTAAAGCCTTCCCCTGGAGGTGTAAAGGTAAAACTTGCCTGATCATTTACACGACTTCGCAAAAATCCTTCTATGACATCAGATTGCGTTTCTGAAACATTGAAAGTAAGATCATATACTTTTGGATCTTGGGTCAGTGGAAGGCCAAACAATGCTCTGAACTCATACCCATCACCAAGCCTTGTTGATCTGATTCTCGGTGCGCTTGTTTTTCTCATCCCATAAGTGGGTTGAATAGAAGGAAAAGTAGCCATTTATCTAGTTAGTAAACCTCCAGGTCTTTTTTCTTTTATCAGTTGTGCCTGTACAGCTGCCCCTATCGCTGCCCCCAAAGCCTGTGCATCTGTACTGTTGCCAGCCACAGAAGAACCCGAAGCATCTACGTTTACTGTAACCATGTTTGTTGTATTATCACCTCCACCGATTGCATCATTAGGAATTATAGTACCAGCAACTTTTGGCACAAATAACTCTGGCCCACGTTCACCAACTATAGATGCTTTGCCTACTGGTGGCCGACCCCCATCTGCAAATAACCCA